GGTTTCTAAGGAAATCCAGCAGCTGAACCATGTACAGCGCGACATTTCAGGCTATCAAAAGCAGCAGGCGGCGGTTGATAAGACCGCCGCCAAGCTCGACCGGCTGAAAAAAGAAGAACAGCTGATGCAGCAGGAGCTTAACGCGGCGCGGGCGGTGCAAACGAGCACCAGCGAGGCGGCGCGGGCGGCGGCTGCATCCATGGGCGCGGAGAGCGACAAAGCGAAGGAGCTTGCCCTGGAAGCGCAGCGGGCGGCGCAGAACACGGCGCATTTGGAGCTTAGCCACCAGCGCCTGACCTACCGGATCAAAGACACGGACGGTGCCTTGGAACGCCAGAGGGAGCGCCTGCGGCAAACAGGCGAGGCCTTACAGGCTGCCGGGGTCAGCACGGACAACCTCGAACGTGAGAGCCGCGAGCTGGCCCAGCAGCTGGAAGCCCTTCACACCCGGCAGGCGGCAGTCGCAAACGGCGCACAGACCTTTGGAGATCAGGCGGCGAATGCGATTGAAACGGTCGGGCAGGCAGTTGCAGCGGCAGGCATCGCAAACGCATTTGGAGAGATAAAAGACGGCTTTTTACAAGCGGTCAACGTCTCCAGAGATTTCAGCGCATCCATGTCAAATGTGGAAGCATTGTCCGGTGCGAGTGCATCCGAAATTGCCGCGCTGAATGCACAGGCCAAGGAACTCGGTGCAACAACACAGTTCACCGCGAAACAGTCAGCCGATGCAATGGGCTATATGGCAATGGCGGGCTGGAATCCAGAGCAGATGATGTCCGGCATGGACGGCGTGCTTTCGGCGGCTGCGGCCTCTGGCGAAGACCTTGCAATGGTGTCCGATATCATCACGGACAGCATGAGCGCATTTCAAATGGGCGCGGAAGAAACAGGGCATTTTTCGGATGTTCTGGCAGCTGCGGCAGCGAACGCAAATACCAGCATCGGTATCATGGGCGAAACGTTCAAAGGCTCCGCTTCCGTTGCCGGTGCGCTGGGATATTCTATTGAAGATGTTGCCGTTGCAACCGGCCTGATGGCGAACGTCGGAGTAAAAGGCAGCATTGCCAACACGGCGCTCCGCAACACGTTTAACGGTTTGCTTGGCGGCGTAACGCTGACCGGCAAGGCGTTCGGCGAATACGAATATACCGCGATCAAGGCTGACGGTTCCATGAAAAGCCTTGGCGATACGATCAACGAACTGCGCGGATATTTTGAGCAGATGACCGAATCCGAACGCGTCCTGAACGCGCAGGAAATCGCAGGCGAGCGCGGTTATAACGGTTTGCTTGGTGTCCTGATGGCATCCGAGGAAAGCTACGAAAACCTCACAGAAAAGATCAACAACTGCGAGGGTGCAGCCGCCCGGATGGCCAAGATCAAGATGGACAACCTGCACGGCGACATCCTGCTGGCAGAATCGGCGTGGGAAGGTTTCCAGATTGCCGTTGGCGAAAAGGCAACTCCGGCAATGCGGATGTTTTACCAGGTGCAGGCGGACGTGCTCAGCGGCATGGGCGAGCTTGTGGACGCGCATCCGGCGCTTGCGCAGGGTATCATGACAACAACCGGTCTGTTCCTTGGCGCAACGACTGCCGTAACCGGACTTTCAGCTGCTATAAAGGTATTTAAGGCGCTTGACGTAGCATCTTTATTCATGGGCCCGGCTGGATTGGCGCTGAAAATTGGGGCAGGCGTAGCCGTGGCGGCTGGCGGCGTGGTGGCGCTGACCTCTGCTTATCGGGAACAGGTTCCATCTGTACGCGAGCTGACAGAGGCTTCCCGCGAGATGCAGGAAACGCTTGACGCGGGTGCGGCAGCCTACGAGGACACGATGGCTGAAACGCTCGCGGCGGCAAATGCAGCGGATGTGTACATAAGCAAACTGGAACAAATGGGCGATATCAAATCGCTTGACGCTTCCGGCGCGCAGGAGTATAAAAACATCCTTTCGCTTCTGGCGGAAACCATACCGGAGCTTGCGGACGGCATCAATTTGCAGACCGGCGAAATTGACGGCGGCACTGCTGCTTTGCGTGCTAACACGGCGGCATGGCAGGAGAACGCAAAGGCAAAAGCATATCAGGATTATTATACAGAAATGTATAAGCAGGAAGCCGATCTGATGATCGAGCTTGAGAAAAATAAGGTTGGCCTTTCTAAAGCGACGATTGCACAGGAAGAGGCGGAAAAGAAACGTGCGGATACGCTGGAACGCATGAAATCAGCCAACGCACGAGGACATAAGACCGGAGATTTTAGCGAGTATTATGCATTGGAAAGCTCTTTGGATGGAATATCTTCCGAAATTAGTCTTGCCGAAGCATCTGCAAAAAACTATGAGAAAGCGATCACAGACGGTGAAGCGGCGCTTTCTGATTATCGCGTTACCTCCGAGGATACCCGGCAGGCAATCGAAAACCTGACTTCTGCAACAGAGGACAGCAGCACGCTTTCTGCGGAAACTACTGCGCAAATGCAGGGTGTCAAAACGGTCATGGATGAAGCCGGAGCTTCCTTGCTGTCTCTCGCGGAGCGGTACAATGAGGTGTATGATGCTGCCTATGAATCCATTTCTGGCCAGTACAGTCTTTGGGATAAGGCGGCAGAGGTCGAGGCGGTCAGCGCCGGAAGCATTAACAGTGCGCTTGAAAGTCAAATCAATTATTGGCGGCAGTATGATTCCAATATTGACGCCCTGACAGCCCGCGCTGGGGCTATTGAGGGTTTAAGCGAAATGATTGCCAGCTTTGCCGACGGCAGCGCGGATAGTGTAAACGCGATTGCAGGCATGGCAAAGGCCAATGACGGCGACCTCAAAAAGATGGTTGAGAACTGGAAAACCCTGCAAAAGGAGCAGAAAACCACATCTGAAAGTCTGGCACAGATGAATACAGATTTTCAGGGCGAGCTTGACCAAATACTGGAGTATACGCAAAGCACTATTGCCGCAATGAATCTCAGCGAAGAAGCCCGGCAGAGTGCAGAGGCTACGATGCAGGCCTTTGCAAAGGCGGCGAAAGACCAGATGTCGATTGTGCAGAGTGCGTTCAACGCTGTAGCGGCTGGTGCAATGGACAGTTTCAACCGTGCGCTCAGCAATCGTCCCAGCATCAGCGACACTCTAAATGTAGGCCTTGCGAATGTAAAGGGATCGTTTGAAGCGATTGGTGGATTTGCCTCCGGCACGCCGAATGCACCTCCCGGCTGGGCATGGGTCGGTGAAGAGGGCCCCGAGCTGATGTACTTGCATGGCGGCGAAACCATCCTCCCTGCGGAAACGTCTGCAAAAATGGCCAATATTCCGTGGTATGCATCCGGCACTTCCAATGCGGAACGCGGCCCCGCGCTGGTTGGAGAAAACGGCCCGGAGCTGTACACCGAGCCGAAACCGCTTTATACATTTGACGGCAGCAGCGGACAAAACGGCGGCGGTGCAACTTACAACATTACGCTGAATCATTCGCCTACCTACAATATCGGCGACAGCTCCAATAAAGATGCGCTGATAGATTTGTTTAACAACCTGACAGTGGAGCAGGCTGAAAAACTTGCTGAATTGATTCTTGACGTGCTTGCCGATCATGAGCGCAATAAAGCATTGGAGGATTTCTAATGAAAACCTACCGGACAGTACAAGGCGATATGTGGGACAGTATTGCCTATTCCCAACTGGGAAGCACGGACTATACAGACCGTTTAATGAATCTAAATCCTGCTTACCGGAATTATTATAGTTTCCCGGCGGGAATCGTATTGACCCTGCCGGAACCTGTTTATAAAATCAATAAAAAATTACCGCCATGGAAGAAGGTTAACGTATGAGTAATCCTAATTCAGCACGCAGGACACGGCCCGTTATCAAGTTTGCAGGCGTTGACATTACAGATGATATCCTGCCCTATCTGTTGTCTGTTACATACGTTGATAACGAAGAAAATGAAGCGGATGATTTAACCCTTAAATTGCAGGACAGGGATGCGTTGTGGCTGGAAGACTGGCTGAATGAAGCGATTGAAGGTGCAGCGGCGGCAAAGCTGAAAATCCGTTGTTCGCTGATCCGCGAGAACTGGACGGGCGGCGGGGAAGATATCACTTTACCTTGCGGGGAATTTGAAATCAGCAGCATTACAACCGCTGGTCCGCCCGCGGTTGTCAATATTAAAGCAAGCTCGCTTGCTTTCAGCGGCACAATGCGCCAGACAAAGAAAAATAAGGCGTGGGAATCCTATAAACTGTCAGGTATTGCAAACGAACTGGCGGGCGGCAACGGGCTTTCCTGTATGTATGAAGCGTCCTCTGACCCGTTTTATAAACGGGTTGAACAGTCCAAAGAAAGCGATATTGATTTCCTTTTAGACCTCTGCAAAGACGCGGGAATTTCATTGAAAACTACAGACGGTATGATTGTGCTTTTTGATCAATCGGAGTATGAAAAAAAGCCGCCTGTTATGACCATCCAGCGCGGCAGCGGTGTTTATACAAA